ATGAAAACGAAAAGGTAGCGTTGGAACGTGTTGCTCGTCAGATTAGCGCATTTAACAGAGGTTCCAGAGCAGCAACGGCAGCGGGAGTGATGGGGGAGGAGAAGAAGGAGGTTGCCAGAATGATTGGCCTGAAGAGCAGGATGAAGGGGATGGTTGAAAGGTTTAAGGATTATTCTAAAAAACGTGGGTTAGATATTGATGAAGTCCTTGTGCCGCCAGCCTCGAAACCTACGGAGTTCGCGACAGAGGAGGGGTATGAGTTCAAGAACGAACTTACTGATGCCCTGCTACTAGGCAGAGGAGACAGGGCGAAGAAGATGGTTGAGGGTTTTATTAAGAATAAGGAGAAGGAGAGCGGCCTTAAATTAACTCCAAAGCAAATTGACAAGATTAAGAAGAGCCTTGGTACTACCGTTAGGAACAGGCGTCCGATTCATGTGAATCACAGTATCAATAAAGAACATTACGAGAAGTTCAGGTCATGGATAACCAAGTTTAATCCCAAGCTGGCTAACTCAATCTTTGAAATGGATGACAATTATTGGAGGGCTGCATTGGAGAGTGAACTTATCGCGCCTGAAAAGGAAATGACTAGGGCGCAGAAGTTTGAGAAGAAGAGCAGGGACGCGGCAGCAGTCAACAGGGTAAAGGGCGAGGCACTGTTTGATTTATGGTGGGAGGGGGTTGACGTCACCCGTGGGATAGACCGAGAGACAGGAGAACGCAAACCTCTCCTGTCTCCGGAGCAGAAGAAGCTACACCACCGCCAAGCTGGCAAGAACATTGAGGGGGTTGAGGCAAGGGAGGAAAGCCTTGAAAAGATGATGGCAGACTCGTGGGCTGAAGAACTATCCACAAGGGGTAAGGGTCAGTATGTTTATAAGACACGCGAAAGGACTGCGGAATATATAGCGGCCAATAGAAGAAGGGTCTTCACCCGCTCGCTTCTGTTTGCGAAGACTCTTGAGCATCGGTTATCAGACGCTCTGTTGTATGATGGATTCAATATGTCCCAACCCGAAGACAGGATTGCCTACCTGAAGGAACACTGGGATAACATGGAGCCGCCTATCTCCGAAGTGAAACAGCAGGAGTTGTTTAAGAAACTTAAAGAGTGGGAAATTCTAGGGGTGGAAGATTTGATGATGAAGGCTTCTGTTGAGGAAGCGGAGAGAAAAGAGCGTGAAGAGAAGAAGTAATCCAAGGGTGGAGGGTTGAAACATCGCAGACACATCAAGAACAGGGAGCGTTGCAGAACTTGCAGTTGCGTCGAAATTGGTTGAGCTTGGGTTCACGGTAAGTTGGCCTTTGAATACAGACACCTACGACCTAATAGCCGAGAAGGATGGCTCGGTTAAACGCATCCAAGTTAAGACGGCTAATATGTCAAAGCACCGGAGTTACCGGTGTAGTCTGTCGCATGGTGCAGGGAAGCTGAGAAGGGCATACGAGAAAAAGGACTGTGACTTCCTGATTCTGTTCCTGCCTTACTCAAGGGATTACCCTGACATCTCAATGGACGGGTACTACATTATACCAGTGTCGGCTGTTAACAATAACAGCCTCTCCGCCGCTGTTCTTTTCCCGGCAGGGAAAGGTAGAGGAAACATTATGGTATGCAAATGGGAGAAATATAAAGATGGGTGGAAGAGTATTTAAGAATAAGTTCCCGAAGGGTTGGATTGGTAAGCGGGTTGAGGTTGAATGGCTAGACCCCGCTGGTTACGTTCAGAGTGAGCTTTCAAAAGTGAAGCCCTGTCCGTGCGTAACCAGCGGAACCCTGCTCAGGATTTGCCCTGACTATGTGGTGATAGCGTCCAGCCTGTACTCGGAGAAAGAAGCTGACCCCACTGTGGACGCCACAGCAATCACCAGAGGATGCGTAATCCGCATCACTCAAGGCTGACTGACGCTATCTTGTCGATGAGCATAGTGCGCTTCTTACGCAGCGCAAAATACTCCTTCTTAACATCGTCATCATCCCAGTGATGTTCTCCCCCAGCACACTCACCCCTATGCTGGAGACACTTATCAATCTTTACTTCAACAGCTTCGAGTACCCTCTGCATTTCCCATATAGAGATAGGTTTCCGAACAGGAAGAGTTATATCAAATAACATTTTCAAACTCCTTCTTCTTGCGCACAACTTCCTTGCGGAGATGTTCGCCCATGAACTCATTGAAGTATTTCTCCGAGTCCCTGATGCACTGTGCGTACCCTCTGGGCAGGTTAAGTTCCAACTCATTCTGAATCTTCTTGTAGCCGTGCAGCGCGGTTCCGTGTGTGCGCCCACCCAAAGCCGCTGCAATCTTGACGCAGGACATGAACCCGCCCACCTTCAATAGCCAGTAGGCTGTCTGCCTTGCAATCACAATTCTCTCGGCGTCCCTTCGTCGGGAAATGATGTCCTCTGCCTCAACCCCGAACGCGAGTGATGACGCCACCACCGCCATGCGCGCCAGAGTCATTTCTGACTCATTGGGTTTGGTTGATTTCTTTTTCTCTTTCATAATTCTTCTTTCTTTTAATCAACCCTCCCCCCGCTACCGCAGTATAAACAAAGCAGGGAAAGGGCTGGGTACTGTTTAGCACCTAATTAAAACGGTGACTCGCTACCAGCGGAGGCAGCAGGGACACCCTTCTGAATGGCTAGTCCAACTCGTGTCGTGCCTTGTTGGTCTTCTTCAGTCCAACCTGACAGGAACAAGCTAACCTTGCCTTCATTGTCAGCAGCGTCTTTAAGGAGTGCGAGGTCGAGTTCAACAACCTTACCCTTGAAGTCAGGGTCGTTACTCCCTTCACGCTTGCGTTCGTTCTTATACAGCCAGCCCTTCTTAGCGACCTTACTGTAATCTAGCTTTACTTTTGTTTCTTCAGCCATGTTACTATTTCTCTTTTAGCTTCTCTCTGACTCCGCTTGCCCACCCCTCAACCGCATCCGCGATGGAGAGTAGCCGTTCACTAACAGCCGGGTTGTTAATCGGTTCATCGAGATTGATGTGCTTCATCAGTTCCAGTTGACCTGCAACCGAGAAGCCAAATTGTTTTATTGCTGTGCAGTTTTCTTTCCGGCCACACCAGCGGCAGTAATCACACGGCCAAGGTGAACGGGTCGGGTCTTCAACCGAATCAATAATCGCGTACACAATGTCCTCTGCTTCCTCTATGGTTATATCAAACTTCTCTGCCTTCTTGTACTTGGAATAAATCAAGTGACAGGTGAGCTTCTTATCGCCAAACTTCTGCATCACGCCCAAGGCGTAAGCTGCCATCTGCTGCTTGTAGTCGCGCTTCAGCCCCGTCTTCAAGTCAAAGAGGTGGCCTTTGCAGTATGCGTCCATGCTACCGAATGAAACCTCCTCACCACCTCTCATAATAGAAACCCGCTGCTCAGAGATTAGTTTCTTCCTGCCGGACACAGACAGGATGTAGGCAGCCGCCCACACAATCTCTTCCGGATAATCTTTAAGCATTTTTGACATCAGCTTTCCACGCTTTCTTTCTTTTTAGTTGCAGTAGGTTACGCAGGTTTGTGTCGCTGCTGCGCGTGATGCCAATGAGGGCGCAATCCACTTCGCTTCGGCTTGCCTTCGGGTCACGCACAACCCGCTTGGCTATCTCCTCCCATAGTTTTATTTTGTTTATTTCTTTTGTCATAATTTTACTTCCTCCTTTGGAACAGCGAACTGTTGCAGTTGTGATTGGTTCAGGGCGTAGCCTTTGCCGTGTCCCAAGTCTATAATGTTTTCCTCTTTCAATAGCTCCCTTGCACTTGCATACCCAGCCAGCTTGTATGTCGGACACTCCCCAACCATCAACACATAGTAGTCAGCATCTTTCGGTGTCTTCTTGAGAGTAGCCAGCAACTTCCCGTTCTCATACTTTGTAACCTTAATGTCTATGCGTTCCCCCGCCCTGCCATCCACATCCCAGCCGCCCTGCCTCGGCCCCACCGTCAGGTCAGGCCAGTAGTTAAAGTGTTTACAAAACGCCATCTCCGATGCCATCCCTTCCAAGTCTGTCTCGTAGTCTGATTGCTCTCCCATCTTCCGGTTGGTCACACCCGCCGCACGGGCCACATTAAATCTCATCGCTGCCAGCATTTGCGCAGTTGCCACCTCCGCAGAGTCGAGCGTGATAGTCATGTTGAGAGCAACTTATAAACCATAAACATAATCCCAGCCAGCAGCAGCAAGTCTATCGCTAGTGAGAGGTTACGTTTCATCGTTCTAACTGAACTTGCCGTGTCCGTCCTTGGCTTGCTCGATACCGCAGCGCAAACATTTACGCGACCATTTACGAGTCATCCATTTATGTCGGCCAGTATCGCAGACTTTCTCGTTGACGCGAATGCTGGGGGTTCCTGCGCTGCCGAGCGACTCGGCTCCCCCCACTCTACGGTGGTAGTTCCATGTTCTGTTCATATCAGTCTTCACCCTCCAGTGAGGCTCGCAATTTGCCACACTCTCTACGCAGTGCTTCATTCTCTTCCGCAAGAATGGAATTACTCCGCTTCATGCTCTGGATGTAGAACCATAAGTCTATCACCTCATACTCCAAGTCTTCCCACTGCACACGCAAATCAAGACTTCCTCCATGCTCCTTCTGACCAGCATCGAACTTGGGTGCTGCTACGCTGTCGAATCTTTCGATGGCAGCGTCTCTTATTTCGGATGGTGTTCTGGCGTTCATTGTTGTTTCTTTGTTAAAGCCTTAACTTCCTTTACCAGTTCCGGGCTGCACAGTATCTCCTCAAGTTTCTCGTGCAGCTTGGTTCCTCTAATGGCTGCTTGCCCCACCGTGTCCGACGACTTGTAGCATGGACACTTTACCAGTGCTGGCAGTGATGACGGCGGGAAGTCAGGGTGGTGCGCTCTGTCGCTGTGGTTAATGTCTTTACTTCTCATCTCGATTTCCATTTCTCCGCTGCCCTCATCTCTGTCAGGAGGGATTTGTTGTAGGACTCCCCAGCCAAGGCTCCCGCCTTCCACGCCGAGTAAGCCCACACTTCATTGGCTGATTCTTCTGCATACGGGTTATCCCAATCATCAGATGTCTCCCCCCCCACCGTAACGCACCTGAACCCATCAAGCCACGCACAGCTATAAAGCCCAATCGTGACCTTAAAGTAGGTGGGGTGTCCCTCGACACTTCCCCCTAGGTGTTTCTGATATTCCTTAGAGTCTTCCAGCACTAGGTGTTTAATGTGATACATATATGTTTTGTGTTAAGTGGTGAACGAGCGGGTTCCGGCGGGGCCGAGGTAAGCGAAGGTCCGCCGGACATTGCAACGCTATAGAGCTTGACCCATTTCTTTTGCCGCCCGTTCACCATGTTAATTATTTAATGAATCCATCAGCAGCTTGTCCTGCTGCCAGTTCCTTCAGCTCGTCAACCGATGCAACACCAGCTTTGGGCTTGTAGTTGGTGCGCTTGTTGACCTTAGCTGCTACGTTCTTTTCACCGACAGCTTTGATGCCATCGTCGTCCGGTTCATCAGTCGCACAGCAAGCAATAGCCAGCAGCGAGTAACGCCGCGCATACGTCAAACAACTGCCCAGAGACATCATATCACCCTTCTTGTATTCCAAGGGGATAACGCTCCTTATGGACTGGTCGCCGTAGAGCAGCGTAGTAACGAGGAACGTCTGCGGTGGGACGATGATGGGGTCTCTGTCTGGTGGGTTCTTCGTCACCTCCGGTGTGTACTCCACGGTTTGAGTCACGGCGATGCCGTGCTTATTGAGTGTGTTACGACAGGCTTCAATCACCTCATCTAGCCCCGCATACTTCGACTTGAAGTAGGGGTTGTCAGCGGACTTGACCGCTTTCTTTAGCTCCATCTGCGCCCTTGCAAGCACGGCTGGTAGCTTCTCATTCTCACTGTTCTGTTTATTTGGCATTGTTCTTTCTTTCTTTTATCAGTTCAAAGAAGGTTGGCGCGAGCATCGTCACCATCCAAGGGCCACCGTTCTTTCGATGGGCAACCACTGGCGGTTTGTCTCCGCACTCTCCTTCCGCTTGTTTCATTGCACTATCTAACTGGAGTCTCTCCACCCTCTTAACCTCAAAATGATAGGGTAGGTTGGTCACGACATCAGGGCTATCAGGGTTGCCGGAGAATTGCTGGCCTCTCCTAGCTTCGTAACCGTGCGAGCGGATGACATCCCGCCACTCCAACTCGCCAC